TGCGGCAGTACCCCGTCGCTGAGACGGAGGCCATGCGCTACGGCACCGAGTTCCACAAAGCCTGCGAGGAGTTCATACGGGACGACGTGCCCGTGCCCCCACAGTTCGCGTTCGTGGCCGATGCACTTGCTACGCTGAAAGCGCTGCCGGGGGAGAAGTACTGCGAGTTGAAGCTGGGGTTGAACGCCGACCTCGTGCCGGTGGACTTCTCTACCAAGAGCGTGTGGTTTCGAGGCATCGTTGATCTGCTCATCATCGACGGCAACGCTGCACGGATCGTAGACTACAAGACCGGGAAGAGCGCCAAATACGCCGACGCAGGGCAGCTGCAACTGATGGCGCTGGCGGTGTTCAAGCACTTCCCACAGGTGAAGAAGGTGAAGGCGGGGCTGCTGTTCGTGATCGCCAACACCTTTGTGAAGCAGGAGTTCGACGTCAAGGATGAGGCTGTTCTGTGGAGTCCGTGGATCAAGAAATACGCTGCGTTAGAGAAAGCGCATGAGACCGGCGTGTGGAATCCTCGCCCGTCTGGGCTTTGTAAGAGGCATTGCCCTGTGGTAGAATGTGAGCACAACGGCCTCAACAGGTAGTCCAATGGCGTACAAGAACCCCGAGCGTGATCGCCCTTACAAGCGTGAGTATCAACTGCAGCTGGCTCGGGGGGAACACGAAGACCGGATGGAACGGCAGCGTGCAAGGAACGAGTTCGACAAGAAGAACGGAAAGAGCGCCCGCAAGGGCAAAGACCTAGCGCACAAGAAGCCTCTTGCTCGTGGCGGGAGCAACGGGGACGGTGTTCGCTTGGAGAGTCCATCGAAGAACCGCGCGGCTGGCGGTGCTATGAGCAAGCCGACCAAAAGAAAGCGTTAGGGACAACCCTAACAACTGGAGAACGACATGCAGATTGTAGACAATCTTGCGCTCCTGCTTAGGCTGCGCAACCCAAAACAAGTCACCACAATAATCCCCAAGAGTAAGCAGCTAGAAAACAATGAGGTTGCTGTCTACTGGGGTGTCAACGAAGCGCAGACCCTGCGCGCGATGAACATCAAGGCCCCTTCTCCTATCGAGGGGCGCTACGACTGGCCGGGCAAGTTCAAGCCCATGTCGCACCAGCGCACGACGTCATCCTTCCTGACGCTCAACAAGCGCGCGTTCTGTTTCAACGAGCAGGGCACGGGCAAGACCGCCTCGGCTATCTGGGCAGCAGACTTCCTGATGAAGCAGAAAGTCATCAAGCGCGCGCTGGTGATCTGCCCCATCTCTATTATGGACAGCGCATGGCGGGCGGACTTGTTCAGCTTCGCGATGCACCGAACCGTCAACGTCGCGCATGGTAGTGCCGAGAAGCGCAAGAAGATCATCGCACAGCGGCCCGACTTCCTCATCATCAACTACGACGGCGTGGAAATCGTGCGGGACGAGATCGAGGCTGCGGGGTACGACCTCATCATCGTGGACGAGGCGACACACTACAAGAACGCGCAAAGCAAGCGGTGGAAGGTGCTGAACTCTCTGGTTAAACCGGATACTTGGCTGTGGATGATGACGGGCACACCGGCAGCGCAGGGGCCAGAAGATGCCTACGGCCTAGCCAAGCTGGTGAACCCGACAGCGGTGCCGCGTTTCTTTGGGTCATGGCGCGACATGGTGATGTACAAGGTCACCCAATTCAAATGGAAGCCGAAAGACACAGCTACTGACCTAGTACACCGCGCGCTGCAGCCTGCCATTCGCTTCACCAAGGACGAGTGCCTAGACCTACCAGACATGCTCTACGTCAAACGCGCTGTGGCACTGACCAAGCAGCAAGAGCAATACTACATGAAACTCAAGCAGCAGATGGTCATGGAAGTGGCAGGCGAGCCAGTCACCGCTGTGAACGCTGCGGTAAACATGAACAAGCTGCTACAGATCAGCGCAGGGGCGGTCTACACCGATGACGGCGAGGCGGTAGAGTTCGACATCAAGAACCGCTACGACGTGCTGAAAGAGGTCATCGACGAGAGCAGCCAGAAGGTGCTCGTGTTTGTGCCGTTCAAGCATGTCATCGACGTGCTCACCAACAAGCTGAAAGCAGACGGCATAACGACAGAGGTCATCCGGGGCGACGTCAGCGCCAGTGCGCGTACGGACATCTTCCACCGGTTCCAAACAACTCCAGACCCGAAAGTGCTGGTCATCCAGCCGCAGGCGGCGGCGCATGGCGTGACACTCACCGCAGCAAACATGGTCGTCTGGTGGGCACCGACACCATCGCTGGAGACCTACGCGCAGGCCAACGCGCGCGTGCACCGCACGGGCCAAAAGCACAAATGCACTGTGGTGCAGCTGCAGGGGTCAGGCGTAGAGCGGCGCGTATACTCGCTGCTTGACGACAAAATTGACGTCCACACAAAACTTATCGAGCTTTACGCTAATATGCTTGACTAGCTAACCAGATGCGAATACATCGCATCAAATAACAAGAGAGGAGAACAGTATGACCACCGATGCGCCCGATGTGGCGGACCATGAGCCCATGCCAGTAGAGAAGCTAACGCGGATCTTCATCAAGATCAGGGACAAGCGGTCCGCGCTCAAGGAAGAGTTTGAGGCAGAAGACAGCAGGCTGCAAGCACAGCAAGACGCCATCAAGAGCGAACTGCTGGAGTACTGTAAGACGCACGGCGTAGAGAGCGTGCGAACGGAATCGGGCGTGTTCTACCGCACCGTCAAGACGCGGTATTGGACAAACGACTGGGAGTCGATGCACCAATTCGTCCTCGACCACCAAGTGCCCGAGTTCTTCGAGAAGCGGCTTAACCAGACCGCCGTTCGGCAGTTCATCGAAGACAACCCTGACCTGCATCCTCCGGGTCTCAATGCGAACTCGGAGTATGTGATAACCGTAAGGAAGAAGTGATGACCCCCCTTGTAACCATCGAAGACCTCGCCAAACATCTCAACGTGTCCGTGTCCACAGCGCGGTCATGGGTGCGGCAAGGGCACATCCCGAAAGACTCCTACATCAAAATCGGTAACACCTACCGGTTTGAACTGGACAAAGTAGTGGCTGGCCTAACCACAGCCCCTAAGCAACTTGAACTCGACCTAGACAACTGAGGAGAACTACCATGGGTGAAATGACCCTCTTTGGCGGCAACAACCCGCTTGTGAACAGCGACCTCTTCAAGGCGCTGAAGGACATGAACAAGACCCTCTCCGGTGGCGGCGGGGGCGGCGGCAAGCGTATCTCCCTCAAGGGACGGCGCTTCCGTATGATCGTCAACGGCGAGCAAGTGTCTGTCTCCAAGGAAGACAGCATGAACATCGTCGTGGTCAACGCTGCCAAAGTGTCGCGCACCTACTATGAGGGCACCTACGACCCGAACAATCCGACAGCGCCGACCTGCTGGTCCACGGATACGCGCACTCCTGCGCCGGAAGTACCGGCGGAGCAGCGCAAGGCCGCGTCCTGTGCATCCTGCCCGATGAACATCAAGGGGTCTGGGCAGGGCGAGAGCCGTGCGTGCCGCTTCAACCAGCGTCTGGCTATCACGTTAGAGGGCAAGCCTAACGAGGTGTACCAGCTGCAGCTGCCCGCGACGTCTATCTTTGGCGAAGCCAAGGGCGACAAGATGGGTATGCAGGCGTACGCCAAGTTCATCGACGCGCATGACACTCCGATGATCGCGGTGCTGACGCAGATGTACTTCGACGAGGATGCTGAGCAGCCGAAGCTGTTCTTCAAGCCGGTGCGTGCGCTGACTGAGGCGGAGTTCCACGCCGCTGTGGAAGCCAAGGACTCGCCCGAGGCGCTTTCGGCTATCACGCTCACCGTGGCGCAGACAGACGGCGTGCAGAAGAAGACTTCTGCTGGTGGCACCGAGTCCTACAACCCGAAGAAGGATGTCGTCATAGTCGGCGATACGATCAAGGATGAAGAGGTAGAAGAGCCCAAGAAGGTCGCTACCGCCAAGGATGCCAAGCCCGCGCCGAAGGCAAGCCTCAACACGCTTGTTTCTGAGTGGGACGACGAGTAACGTCGGCTTCTCCCTGCGGCGGGGCACAAGAAAAATCAGCCCCGCCGCTACCCTTTTCTCAATGAGTGGCGGCTCATGGACACATCTACTTTCCTACAGGGAGTGCTCGGCACAGAGGGTCACTACTGTGTCTGGGCGCTCAAAGAGCAGCGTATGGTGCAGAAGTTCTACGGCACCATAGACGAGTTAGAGCATGCAGCTAACAACCTAAACGAGAACGGCTTCGACACCTACTACGCACTCGCTACTTTCGACGAGGCGGGGTCACGCGAAGCCGATAACGTAAGACAGCTGCGTGCGTTCTTCATGGACTTGGACTGCGGCGTGCACCTCAAGAGGGGCACACCCAAAGACTTTCCAGACCAGTCTACGGCCATCGCGCAGCTGCGTGCGTTCTGCAAGACGGCAAACCTGCCGCGCCCTACGATGGTCAACTCTGGCTACGGCGTGCACGTCTACTGGCCGCTGACCGAGCCGGTATCCTTAGTAGAGTGGCTTCCCGTCGCCGAGCGGCTCAAGGCACTGGCAAACTTCCACGGGTTCAAGGCGGACAAGAACGTCACCGCCGATGCTGCCCGCGTACTGCGCGTGCCGGGTACGAGCAACCACAAGGGCGACACACCTGCGCCTGTCACGGTGCTGGGGATATCCGACCACGCGCCCGTGTCATTCGAAACATTTGCAGCGCGCGTCAACGCCGCTGACCTCCCTACAAAACCAGTTTCCACGAACAAGTTTACGCCCCGCCCTGCGCACAGCGCGATGATGGACGCGCTGATCGGCAAGCGTGAAGCACGCTTCAAGACGATCCTCGAAAAGACCGCCGAGGGTAAAGGCTGCGCACAGCTGGCGTACATCATCCAAGAACAAGCCACGATGGAAGAGCCCATGTGGCGCGCGGGGCTGTCGATTGCGGCGTTCTGTTCGGACGGCGCTAAGGCTGCGCGGATCATGTCCGAGGGCTACCCCGAGTATGACTCGGAGGAGATGCAGTACAAGCTGAGCCGCATCAAAGGGCCGTATCTCTGCACGCGGTTCGACGAGTACAACCCCGGCGTCTGCGTCAGCTGCCCGCACTGGAACAAGATTAAGTCGCCCATCGTCCTAGGGCACCAGTACAGGGAGGCCACCGAGGAAGAGAACACGGTGGTCGTACCGAGCGCAGAACCAGACAAGCCCGCGCAGGTCTACCAGATACCCCCATACCCGAAGCCTTACTTCCGTGGCGCGGGAGGCGGTGTGTTCCTACGGCAAACGGACGAGGACGGCGAAGTCATTGAACGCTGCATCCATGTCCACGATCTCTATGTCGTGAAGCGGATCATAGACCCAGAGATAGGCGACTCGATGCTGTTTCGGCTGCATCTGCCAAGAGACGGGGTTCGGGAGTTCGTCATCCCTAACCATGTCGGGACATCGAAGGATAAGTTCCGCGAGGCGATATCGTCTGCAGGTATATACGCACTAGGAAACGAAGTGGATGCACTGATGAGATACACACAAGCATGGGTGAATGAGTTGCAGCACACTACCACTGCGGAGCTAGCACACCGGCAATTCGGTTGGATCGACGACAAACTCTCTGGGTTCGTGCTGGGCAGCAAGGTGCTTTACGCCGACCGCAGCGAGTACAACGCCCCTGCGGCAAATACGCGCGCCACCATAGGTGCGTTCAGTAGTAAAGGAACACTTGACGACTGGAAGCGAACCATCGCTTTCTACGACCGCCCCGGCTTCGAGCTACATCAGTTCGTCGTCTGCGCTGGGTTCGGAAGCGCCCTAATCCAGTTCACGCCCGTGCACGGGTCGCTCATCCACCTGTGGAGCAAGGACTCCGGGTTTGGCAAGACACACGCGCTCTACTCAGCGATGTCTATATGGGGGAACCCAGAGCAGCTGATGCTCAAGCACGACGACACCTACGTCTCCAAGATGAACCGTGCAGAAGTCTACAGAAGCGTGCCGGTCTGCATGGACGAGATCACCAACATCAAGCCTACCGACGCATCAGAACTTATCTATCAGGCCACCAGTGGACAGCAGCGCAACCGCATGTCGAGCGGTTCCAACAATGAGCGGTATCGTGGCGATCCTTGGAAGCTGCTCTTCATAACCACGGGCAACACGAGCCTCATCGACAAGGTCAGCCTAGCCAAGGCCATGCCCCGTGCGGAGGCGCAGCGCGTCATCGAGATGGAAGCAACGAGGCTCTTCCACGGCGCGGTGGATAAAGAACTCACAGACAAGTTCAGCCTCGACATTCTGAACAACTACGGCACCGCAGGAGAGGTGTTCATCCAGTTCGTGCTGAACAACGTAGAAGCAGTGCGCGAACTAGTGCGGCAGTGCCAGAAGAACATCGACGTACGGGCGCAACTCAGTTCTGACAACCGGTTCTGGTCTGCTGTGTGCGCCGCCACGATAGCCGCAGCGAGCATCTGCAAGCAGCTTGGGCTACTTACCTACGATGTCAAGAACCTCACCGACTACACGATCAACACGATCATCCGCACAAATCAAGCAGCGGCGGGCGCGTTGAAGCTGTCGGCAGCTGACCTCGTAACGCAGTATGTCTACGAGAACTGGGGCAAGGTGCTGCAGATCAAGTCTACGATTGACCGGCGCGGGAAGAACAACAACGGCATCGACGAACTTGTGGTGCCGGATCACCAGCCGCGTGTAGATATCGTGGGCCGCTACGAGACAGACCTTAAACAGCTGTACCTCGTTATTAAACCTTTCCGCGTTTGGCTTGCAGAACAGCAGATCAACTTCGCCTCGGTGTACGAAGAGCTACGCACCACCCTGCAGGCCAACAAGTTGAAGATGCGGATAACCAAAGGCACCCACATGAACCTGCCCGCTACCGATGTAGTGATGGCGAAGATAGCGTTGGAAGACCCCACCGATGCCGGTGCATCTACTTGACGACATCTGCCCCGATGGAGTGCGCATCGTTGTGCCGTGGAAAGATATCCATCCGGGCATGTCGGTGTTCATCCCGTGCATCAACTCGGTGCTGGCTAAACGGCAGATCGCAGAGATTGCCGAACGGCACCAGATGAAGCTCAAATGCTTCGTCCGGGTAGAAAACAACAATTTGGGCTTACGCGTATGGAGAACCGCATGATATAGTGCGCCTGACAGTGCGAGAGCGCCGCCTGCTCGTCTCCTGTCGTTCTCCTCACTGGACCCCCGCCTCGGCGGGGGTCTTTTTTATTGGAACAGCTGGAACCCCCGGTCGTACTGCCCCTCAAGGTCCGCTAGGGCTTCCCTAACGGTGGGAGAAAGAGAGACGCCGCGAGACATCTCCTTGCTCTCGCGTATGTGGCTACGCAGCGACCGTTCGATGTTCTCCCGCTCGATCACCGCATCAGTATAGCCCAGCTCCTGCATCCTCTCGTTGAAGGCCCGAATCTGCGCCAGCACATCGCGTGCACCCTCGATGTCGCCCTCACGCAGCGCCA